TACGATTTCAGTTGGCAAATTTGTCATGTGCCAACAGGTTAAAAATGCCATAATCGAATAATATTTTTCATTCCCATTATATATGGGAGTATCAAAGTTGTCAATAAAAAACCCCCTTGCGGGGGTTAGTGTATCATTCAGCAGGTGCTTCTCTGGTTTCTAATACCCATCCTTGAGTATTGTCTGCCTGATAAGCGTCCTCATCCCACACAACGCTCATCATATCTTCTCCAGAATATGGGACAGGGGGATTCCATAAAAGATTATCTTCATTCAAAACCCAACTAGGAAATGGTTTTGGTGGAATAAAAGCATCTCTTACCTTATCATAGACATAACCAATTCCAGCATAATTCTTCCTCATATTTCCATTATATGAAGTTTGAATCCAATCTTCAAAATCATGTTTTTCAAAAATACCCAATTGAGTGGATGATATAACCTCCTCGACTATGTTTGTTTTTTTATTGATTCGTGCGAAGTAAGGCATTTTTTTAACCACCAGCAGTACCAGCAGCACCAGATCCGCCGCCACCAACTGCTTCAATAATTAAGTTGTCTGGTGTTCCACCAGTAATACTTCCTAGGTTAATACTATATGGTCCACCAGGAGTTGTATATGTCCACTCATCAGTAAAGTCATAGATTGGCGTACCACCCGTGTTAATTGTTCTTCCACCAATAACCGATGCACCAGTAAAAACGAGAGATATTGGGTTTGGAATATAAGTTAGGAACTCGTATGTACCTGCTCCAGTCTCACCAGATGCAAGATAATACTGTTCAGACTCAGGAACTGTTGGATCTTTAATAGTACCACTACCACCAGCACCACCCTGATAGTCTAGAACATCATAGGTAGCAACCGTGTTGTCAGTATTTGGTTGTCTTAATAGACCATGCTTGTGAGTAAATACTTGTCCACCTGATGGGAACCATCTAGTTAATCTTCCAGATCCAAGACGATAATCTTGCAGATATCTATCACCAGATGATTCTGAAATATAAATCGTTTGTCCAGGAACACTATGGTAGGCACTATGATTGTGCTGAGGAACTCCATTGAGTTTAGTTTCCCTCATTGTAATGGTAACTGTTTGGTTACCAATGATATCTACACCAGTAGTTTCAATGACTTGATCATAACCAGTGGTTGTAATTCTACCAAGTGAAAAATAATCGTCCTGTTGATTTTGATCAAAATACCAAGCACCACCTGTTGTACCAACTCCTAATGTTGAGTTGCCAATATTGGGTGAGTTTGATCCATAAACAGAAGAGTTGCCAACAATTTTCTTTGCAACAGTATCAGGTACAGCAAATGTTCCTAGATTTGGGTCTCCCCAATTCTCCATTACATTAAATTTGTTGATACCTTCAATTGATCCATCAGATCCAATTCTAACTACTGCCTGAGCACCTGTGCCGCCGCCACCAGTAAAAGTAACATTAGGAGGATTGTCTGGATCGTACCCAATACCACCATTTCCAACATCAACTGAAATAACTTGTCCAGATTGAACATCAATATTTGCAACTGCAGTTGCTTGAACCCTGATGAGAGATCCTGCTGGTGGAGGATCAATATCAACTGTTGGAGCACTGGTATACCCAGATCCACCACTTGTTAAATCAATTCCACTACTTGACCTACCACCATAATCATTTCCAATGACTTCAAATAATGCTGGATAATCAGAAATATTGTGTACAGATCCATCGCAATACAAGTATCCCTCGTGTGTATATGCAGGATCATCACCAAATAAATATGCATTACCTGATGTATCTGTTAACGCTGGGTAGTTAGTCGCGTTAAATTTAATAAAACTATGGTCATAAGAATTTTGACCCGTCTTCAAGTTGGGCACAATTGCACCAATCGGGGTCGTATCTACTAAGATATCTGTTAAAAATCCAGTTCTGCTATTTCTATAACTCTGCGACATAATTAGATTTTAATTAGATACTCCATGACAATAAATGGTGAAGTTGCCGAGTCTACCGATACCGATGCATCAACACCAATATCCATTGTTGTTACAAGGTTTTCAGGTGGAACAATGATTGCTCTAGTCTTCACCTTATATGTATGCTCGTTATTCTCTAAATCAATTCTGTGACTGTGCCTTGTTGGATCTTCACCTGCTGCAATGGACAAATCAACAGTGTCTGAGACCACATTTTCAATGTCTGGTGTACAACGAGAATCCTGAACGTTCTGATTACTTTGTAGAGGAAGAACATCATACAAGCTATTGTTGTTGAAGTCTTCAGGAACACCCGATGCACCCTGAACATATGTTGCTGGGACATCATTACTTGAGTCTTGAGTAGCACTTCCCTCATTAATAAAACAGATAAATGTAAGACCCAAATTAATTTCGTTGGTGTACATAAATCTCGTCAAGTTTGACTGGTCTGCAGATCCTTCTAATTGAGATCTATCAACAGAAAACGATTGGTTTGTCAAGCAGTTATATGTGTATTGTTCACCAGCACCAAAAATACAACCACCATAATAAATTGTTTGGAATAATCCAGATCCCCAAACAGGTTGACCACTAAATGGTGTACCAGAGTTTGGATTCCATGGATCAATCGCCAGACATGGTTGTTGTCCACTACCAGGAATACCACTATCATTGGTAGTTGCATCTAACCAATCTTGAATATCAATTGTAGATGCATTTCTTCTACCAGTTTGTCCTTGAGCTGTTGGTTCTGATGTTGAGTTTTCGTTTGTTGCTAAGTTTCTTGCTCTGGTAGCAGAGTGGAAGTGTGCATGTGGATGCAAAGCGTTCTCTTCCACACCTTCTTCATCTGTATAGTGAGTAGCACCAGCATATGTGTATGATGGTCTGCCCCTAACTGGAATTTCTTGAGAAGGTACACTAATCTCACCAGAATATGTAATTCTCACACTCTCACCAATAGCAGATACTGCTTCAATACCAATGCCAGACCTACTGATTTCATTTCCAAGTGCATTATTAAGTCTAACATTGTTGTATACACCTGCGTTAGCACCAGATGTTGGTTCTGGATACTTTGAACCAAGATCGGGAACAGCAAATTGAGTCTCCGTAATTGTATCTAATGGTGTGCCATCAATACTTCTTCTGAGAAATTTTGATTGTTCTCCCGTTCCAAGAATAGCAGCAAGTCTTGGATAATCATCCGCAAAATATCTTGTTCCATCACATTTTAAATATCCTGCAGGTAAATTGATGGCATTTGCACCATCTGCTGGATCTCCATCATATTGAACAGGCCAGATAATAATCTGACCTGTCAAGTTACCATACTTTGCTCTTTCTTTTGAGTAAAATGTTGCCATTAGTATGCCTTGATGATGAATGTGACAGTGACACTTGGTTGAGCTACATCACACGAAATATTTAGAGCATTCTCTAAACTCTCTGCTTGCAATGAAGATCCATCTGCATCAGATGCAGTGTGTGATGGTGGTCCAGACATAGATCCAAGACCTTGTTGAATTTCAAAACTACCATGATTATGTGATCGGAAAGATTGATCCAAAGGATCTTTATTTGAAGCAGCAAGATTCAAACTGACTGGATAAGCACCATGTCTAAACTGAAGATCATAATTTCCAGTAACCAAAGCGGGTGTAGATAGAGTAACTTCATACTGACTAGTCGCTTCATTCAAAATCATTGATTCAACATACGTTCCCTCTCTTAATACGTCATATTTCTCATCTGGATTTACTGGAGTAACATACATCAAAGGAGTGATCCTATCATATTGAACCCAATTATTAGGAAATGTTCCATATGGACGTGTAATATCTGTTCCTGCTGGTAAAACCACTAGGTTGGTAGCATTCAAACTACATCCACTAACAGAAAATGCAGGGGTGGTTTCTGGGTTGTCTACAAGACCATCGGATCTAATTGGAGCACCAGTATCATATCCCAAGAAGTTTGGTCTACTTCTTTCTTCCATTGGTTTGGGGAAGTAACCAACATGACAGGGTGTTTTATGTGTATCAACAGGTACAGTATCAATGATTTGATCTGTTTCACCACGACCAAATATTGTCTGTGTGTAAGTATCTGTCGCATGACCAGATCCTCTACTTGCACCAGATCTAAAATTACTTTCACCACAAGGAACAAATCCCCAATAATCTTTTCCTGTGCTATCCTGAATAAATTCCATGAAAGTGTCACATCTAGGCAGGGTATTTTCTTTATTACCATCACCATAGAAAGTAATATTATCTGCACCAGATTGCCAAGTTGTTGGTTCTGAAGATTGAAGAGCACATGTATTGGGACCCTTAGATCTACTACACTGGTTAGAACTAGATGCGTTACCAGTCATAACAATACCACTGTCAGTTCTAAATGGCATAGGACCAGCACCAGATGGGTTTACAGATCCAAGTGAATCTGAGTGTCCGTGAGCTGGGGTGTGGTTAATACCAAGTTTTCTGTTTAGTGTATGAATTGTTTCTAGAAAATCTGGTGCAGACAATGTGATATCAGTAAACTTAAAGTATAGATTACCAGTTAAATTTAGTGTAAAATCAATATCAGCAGTCGCTTCATGTGTGGTTCTAATCGCAACAGTCTCACCATACTCAGAGACTAGACTACCAATAGTAGTTCCATTATCATCAAATACAGTAATAGCTGCATCTGGTTGTCCATATTGATATCTCTCAATGTCAAGATGATACCTTTCCAAGTCCATCAAAACACTATTTGAAATCTGAGGCAATCTGAATGTTGCATCAGTTCCATAATATGGAAATGCTGGGTGGTTTCCCAAAGCATCAGTCATGTCTCCACCGTAAGTATCGCCCAAAACAGATGCCAGCAGCGGGTAATCAGCAGCATCCAATGTTTGTCCACTACAAACAATCCACCCCTTAGGAATATTAGAGGCAAGGAATCCATTGCCTCCATCCCCTCCCCAAGGCATGATGGTGCCAATTTTGGCAACCCTCATGCTTTTAATTGAGTCGTAATATGCAGTCATGTGTTTCTCTTTAGAGTTCCATCAACCACCAACCGCGTAGTGATGGTGGAATAGTTCTTGCGTTTGCAGATCCTTCAATATCAACCGTGCCGACATATAGGAGACCAAATGCAGCATTACGAGACTGAATTACAAGTTCTCCAGAATCCCAAGCGGTAGTTAGTGTTTGACCAGCACCAGCACCGATTCTAGAACCAGTGCTATCACCTTGGATTGGAGTTGCAGCATTAGCAATCTTCAATGCCCTAATAATCATGCTAGTGTTGTAAGTTAGATTACCACTAAGTTCAATGAATCTGATCATATCACCAGTTTGTGCATTATCTGGCAGATAAAGAACCATGTTGCTTCCAGAAGAAGCGTTGACAATATAATTATTATTTACCTGTAGTGGATTGTCTTGTTGCTGTCCAATGCCAGTTGCGGGATCAAATGCAACATAAGTTTGTCTTCTACCGCCATTACCAGTCCAGTATTTCTCAATACCGAATGAATCAATAGCGTTGTTGTGATAGATTCTGAAGTCTTTAGCACCCTCTGTTCCACCAGAACCAGCGGATCCTAGGTTATCAATATGGAATAGTACCTCAGATGATAGTTCTGTCTCTCTAACCTTACCTGCCTGATAGAAGGTTTCGCCCATCAAGACATTACCTTCTCTGTTAGTAACACGGAAGGATGTTTCGGTTGAGCAGATGCCATTCTGCTGACAATCATCATAGTAAACCTTGAGGTCACCGTAAGCAGTAACACCACCCTTAATGGTTAGACCATTGGTTCCGTTGAGTGGATCTTCAATTGATCCGTCACCAGAGTGACCGTCATCGTTAGCGACAGTCATGACCAGAGTCTTACCATCAGAACCATACATTCTGAAGGCACCACTGTATAGAGTTAGATCATCATAGATCTTAGTCTTACCACCACCATAGAGGTATACAGGGTCAGTTCCGACAGTGTTTGGATTTCTGACTTGCTTAGGCATCTTGATTGCATACAATGCATCAAGTGATCCATCAACGCTATCAGCAACGAAGAATTCGGTGCCGATTCTCATCATAGTGAAGTAATCTAGTTTTGGTGAAATTAGATCAGCATCACGCAGAGTGAGTTCTAGTCTCAGGTTGCTGGTATTTGGTGTGCGTGCTTTGCGTGCAGTAGCACGAGCACTTTGTGTACCAGGAAGATCATGTAAAAGTGTAGTAGTTCTATCATACTTCTCAAGTTTTACAACCTGAACACCTGCTTGGAATGCCTGTGCAGTTGTTCCTTCTTTTCCACGACCACCACCTGGGTATGCAGCATTGCTAGAAGTTGGTAGATAGAATAGACCACCCTGCTCATATGGATCATCAGTGATCTGAATGATCTCAATCTGAGAATCAGTAACATACATCGCAACCAAATCACCAACCAAGAAGGAAGTAATATTTGATGCAATCTGAATGTTAGATGTAGCAGCAACAATATCTGCAGCAAGAGTAGAAATTGGACCAGTTGACAGTGCCGATTGAGGATCAAATCTGTATACCGTACATACATCGGTGTCTGCAGTATATGCAGCAGGTGATGTGCCAAACTGCTCTGCTAGGAAGAATACAGTACCATGAGTATTACCAATCTGAGTATCACCTGTGCAGGTATCAACCTCAAAGGTTGTGATTGGAATTGTACTACCATTTGTGATGGTAAGTTTATTGTTGGTTGGTGCATTGGTGAATGGAGTTGTGCAGCTACCATTCAAGGATAATTGACCATTGATAATGGTCGTCTCAGAATTAAAGATCGTATCACCAGTTACTGTATTAACTTCAAATACGGTTTCTTCACTGGCAGTATCACAACCATTCTTAATCTTGAATGTCTTGGCAACTTGATCAAGAAGTTCCTTAACCTTGAAGACTTCACCAATATCAAATACACTGTTATTTGCACTTGACTCTCTACCGATGATTACATAATCGGCAATAGCGATAGTACCACCAAACTGTGCTAGATAGACATTTTCATCATTACCAACATCATCAATTGGTTGCTCGGTCCAAGTAGCATCAAACTGTACAATACACTTATAGATAGAAGTTCTATCTGGATGTCCAGTGCTGACGCCAGTAAAAGTACCAAATGGTTCTCTTTCAACAACAATGTAGTAAGGAGCAATGCTAATTCTTGGTAGAGAAACAACTCTTACGAATTCAACATTGCTACCAACTGAGTTGGTATTATATCTGAAATTAGTAATACCATAGTTATCATATTCATATCCACTAATAACCTGCTGATAAATCTGGAATGTAATACCTGCACCCTGTGACTGAATTGGAATATCAAGTTGCAGAGTGGCATAATTCTTAGATTGATCAACCCATCTTACAAATGTTGGCCAAGTAGATGGATCTGCATCATCTAGATCTGTTGGTGCAATAAATCCAGCAGAAGTCCATGTTAGACCATTATCGGTAGAATAACGGATCTGTAATCCCTCGTTTGCAGCATCTGGCAATTCGCCACCATTGCTATTGTTACCAACAAAGACATCAATCTCAACACTAGTAACAGATCCATTGTTGTTCAAGAATGAAGCATCAATTTCACTAAAAGTGACGAAACGTGGACCAGTTGTAGTCTCTTGGAAGACTGAGCGGAATCCAAGATATCTTTGACCAGCATCAAAACCAGTGTCGGATCCTGTACCCGTACCAGAATTAAAGACTCTAACACCGCCTCCAACGTCTGCAATAATGCCCTGTGGAGCATTGCCATCAAGATAAGTGCCGAACTGTGCTTCTACAACAGATGCTGTTGCAGAGTCAGGAGAATCAATCAATAGGATGTCATTCTCTTGGAAGTATGGATTACCTTGAGCATCCAGTGACTCTCTTAGAAGTGGTAGATAGTATTGGTTACCAGTTAGTGCTGGCAATGTCTGAGGTTCAATCTCTGGGTTACCACCAATATTGGTGATTTCCTGTTGATATGCAACGCCACCCCAGTTACCGCTACCAACAGTGTCAATCTCGTTATACTGAGAATCTCCAGATACAAATCTGTTGACATCAATTAGATCAACGTTACTATTGAATAGGTTATTACCAAGAATTCCAGTTGGATGTGCAATTCTGTTACTTCCTGCCTGTGCTCTGGTTGCAACGAATGAGTATGATGCATATCCACCACATAGAGTCATATCCGAGTTGAATCTAGCACTAGAATCAACAATGAGATTGTTTCTGATTCTGGTGCTACCACCCTGACCACCAATAGTAATCTGTGATGCGTTGGTAGCGAAGTCAAGAATAGAAGTTGCACTGTTTCCTGCGAAGAACTCAACCGTTCCTGCAGTAGATGTCAATCTAACAGTGTCAGTTAGACCTCTTCTGGTTCCTAACTGGAAGTCACCAGCAGTCTTGAATGACTTAGTGCCAATCTGAGTGAATGATAGTGATTCGTTGTTGTTGTATGCACCACCAATAGTGATCTTGGAGATGTTAGATCCAGTATCTGGTGTATTACCAATCCAGATGTTGCTGTGCAGAGATGCATTGCCAACGTAGATGAACTGATCCTCTGGTGTGGTATTGAGTAGGTTTAGAGTTCCTACCTTGTTACCAATGTTGAGTGTACCAACGAAAGGTGTATCAGTGAATAGGTTGACAGTTCCAGTTGTCTGTGAAGTTCTAACTTCAGCAACCGCACCGTCATCACCATTGACTTCAATGTCATGCTCAAAGCGAGCATCATCGGTGAATCTGGATAGACCATCAACAACCAGTGCTCTGTCTAGTTCAGCGTTGGTTACATTGATACCAACACGACCACCG